AAAGTATTTTTTGTTACATTTACTTGCATATTTTTTGTGTCACGCACTTGACATTCAATCATTACAGTGCTATTTACCAAAGCATAACAAAAGTCAATCAATTTTCATTACACAAATAAAATAACCAGCGTTACACCTTTAAGTGCACAACTGGTTACTCAAATCGAATGTAAAGTGATGGACAAGTTATAGCGCAAGGAGGTGCAACCAAGTCCCTGTATCGCGTTGGCGGTGTCACCCGTGCTAATCCAACGTGGATTACGCTACATTAACTGCCAAGCCTTACAAAATGATAGTAGCATAAAAAAGACACGGTGTCAACCGTGTCAGTTTGATTACGCTTGTAGCTTGGCAATCAGTGAAGCGAGTGAAAGTTGAATTGCATCTGTTCCTGTGACAGTAACAAGCAAGTTGAATGAATCACCAAGTGCATTAGTTGTGATGAATGAATCAGTTAATGCAAAGTTTATTGGAGAATCGCTTGCATTGTTTGTGCCATTGAACAGAATATCATCAACAGTTGTACCGTCTGTTTTTTGAGCTTGGATAGTAAGTGCTGTTAGCGTAGCTCCATTTGAAACGGTGTAAGTGGCATCGACTTCAATTGGAGTTGAACCACGGTCTACAACTTTAATTGGGATTGTGAATGCTCCATTGCCAACACCGGCGTTTTTAGTAAAGTTTAGTGTGTGCCCGTTGTTAACCATTGTTCCGCTATCGTTTAAAACTACGGCATTATCAAGGTCAGCAAGATTTCCAGCTTCTGGTTCAATGGGATCAACTGGGTCTGGTTTAGGTGGATTGTCAGTAACGTCAGTGAGCGTTGATTGCACTTGGATTAAGTGTCCACCAAACACGGCAAAGATAGCAAGTGCATCATTCTTTTCATATTGCTGGGCTTGCGCAAAGTGTGTGGTGAACGAGAAGCTTGGGTCACTACTAGTTTGCAACAAGGCGTATGAGATATACAGAGTTCCAGTTTTAATGACGTAAGTGACTTCATTCATGTTAATCATCTACTTTCTTAATGTGCATCATAGGCGAGTTGTCAAATAGTGATTGTTGAGTGCTTTTGATATAGAATCCAATGATTGTGATGTTGCCACGCCCAACTTTCTTTTCAAGGAATTTTGCAAATTCTTGTGGCGCAAAAGTTTCTTCTTTAAATTCTTTTTTGTACTTATAAAGTACGACATATTGTTGCATCATAAGTTCACCAGCTTATAGGATTGGGTTACTTGATATACGCTACCACTGATTTTGTCGGCTTGTGTCTTTGCTTCTGAAAGGGTCATGGCTTGTGCCTTTGTTGGGTCAGTGGTGTATTCGTATTGGTCAGCGTTGTCAAGTGGTGTTTTCAAAATGAACACTGTACCGTCTTTGACAATGTAAAACATGATCTTATCATTCATTGTTTAATCCTCCAAGTTTGTCAGCAACTGCATTTGCAAGTTGCTTATTGTTCTTTTCTTCCAGCATTTTGTCAATCAGCATATCATCGGAAAGATTGCGCAATTCAGCAATAAACTTTGCAAGCTTGTTAAGGTCTGTTTTGTTGTTAGTTAATGTGCGTGTGTGAGGTTCGCCGGTTAATAATTTTGTTTCAAAATCACGTGAATAGAAAATCGGTTCAACAGATAATTCAGAAACGGCAATAAACTGCACGAAATATGGTGTTATTTTAATGTCAGTGAACGCCAAGATTGTTTCATTGTCGTTCATGTCAGCAAGTGCTTTGTCAAGTCTTTCTTTGTATGTCATGATTTCACCTTTATCCAATAGATTGTTTTGTTGTGAGTAAATTCAGTTTTGACGGTAAAGCCGTTTCGTTCGCACGTTTCAATGAATGCCGTATTGGTTCGCCCGGATAGCATCATTGTGTACCATTTTCTTGGCGTGCCGTCATAATCGCGGGCATTGCCGATAAGGTTATGCCCAGTAAAGTTGATAACGATTGATTGCAATTTGTTAAGTTGGTCACGCATGATCTCACCTCTAAAGTCCATAGCCAAAGGCTGATTTTCTAATCTTAAATGGTTTGTCTATGAGCAGTATACCACCCTTGACATGTTTTTTGCCAAGGTTGCCATCAAATTGCATACCAATTTCAAAATTTTGCCAAGTTACTTGAGTACGTGCCTTGTCTTGCATACCGGCGGCGCGTATGTGGTAACTATAAGTTTCGCTTGGTTTGGTGATTATTGAGTTGTCAAGTTCGTATCCAATGATTTTGCTTTTTGGGTCCTTGTCATTTTCACGCAAAATCTTGGTAACGAGTTTATCTTGGTCAGTTCTGAACGGGTATGAGCAAAAGTCATTAACGGCTAGTTTATTTTGATTTGCGTCAATGTCTTCAATATACGTTTTTGACCGCAAGAATTTTCCACGGCCGAATGTACTTTCATGTTTCCAATATCCAAGTTTTCTTGGGTCAATGCGGTCTTGAATAACTGTTGGGATATGTGTACCAGAAATGTGAATGCTATCGGTATCACAATAAAGAATACGATCATAAACAGCTTGTGCTGTTGTGATTGTGGTGTTACGTGCCCATGCTGTTGTAAATACAGCGATTGGCAAGTAAACCGGGTCTTTTATTTCTTGAGGTTTTAGTGCAAGTTTTACAGCGCCATTTTCGTCAAGATAAGGATATTTCCCAGTAACGTCTGGGTTAGACCCAAACTTACCGTAAAGATTATTTAGGTATAGTTTTGCAAGTGTTCGGCGTCCACCAGTGGCGTTTGCTTTAACAAACATCCACTTGTTGATATAGGTATCAAACATGTCATATTTCCCTTGAAACATTAAACCACCTTGATACTCTTCTGCGAAAACATTGTAGTGTTCAAACATTAAGTCCATGTCAACGTTAGTCATGTACAACGTTACAAATTCACCGTTTGAGCTTTCCAAATATTCGCTTGAATTGAAACGCGGGTCATGCTTGATTTGAACAGTTGGAATGTAACCATCTTTCAGTTCAAACATGCACGATATTTTCTGAACGTACAAGGGATAACGTTCATTGACTTCATACTTTCCGGCATAAGGCACAGGTTTGCCGTATGGGAGAAGCGCACTGTACATGGTTGCAGGGTAGAGTGAGTTAACGTCATACACCATGCCTCCATCTATTGTTTCGCCAGTGTGTTTTGGGTTAGCCCACGTAAAACCGCCCTTATAAGCGTTTCGCAACCATGTGTCAGTATCAAGGGTCAGTTGGGGAAAAGCTGGTCAAAAACCTTTGAGCCGATAATGTTTTTATATTCAAACATTGCATCGCCACCAATGGTCATTTTTTCCAGTCCCTCGTCAAACATGGTTTTAAGTGCTTTGTTTACGATTGTAACGTCATGGGAAATGTATTCTTTTGTGTTAGCATCTTCAATCCAGTTTGGGTTTTTCCACGCTTGGTCATAATCAAGTGTTAGTTTCTTTTCTGGAATGTTAAAAGCATCTGCAACTTGTTTAACCGAAAATGGAAGTTTTTTAAGACTGTCGAAAAGTTTAGTTGATTTAATCTTATTGCCTTTGCGTGCATATATGATCTGAATTGTATACCAGCGTCCAAGTTGTGAGATAACCGCGTTGAACGTTTTCGGTTGCTTGTTGTCTGAATAAGTCCAGCCATGGTTTAGCAACCATGAAACAATAAATTCACCATCAAATGCTAGGTTATGGAAATAGTAGTCGCCTTGTACTGTTTCAAATTGAGCCATTAGAGTATCAATGCAATTTCCATATTGTGTTGCATCATCTCCAATCTTTTGTGCCGCCCACGCCCACACGTGAGTTTCATTCTCACTGTATTCAGTTGTGGTTGTTTCAGTGTCAGCAATGTAACGTTGACGTGTTTTTCGTGTCATTCAATCACCCCAGCGGATCTTCAATGTCATAGTTGAACCGTTCAAGCGTTGCTTCAAGAAGCGATATATTTTTGTCACGATCTTCTGGTGAATATGCAAAGCTAAAATCGAATGCTGTATCAGATAGGTAAATTTGATACCATTCATCGAATGTCATATCTTGAATGATTTCAACAATACGTTTCACCCTTGGGTCGTCATTCAGGTCATATTCCGGCGCGTCATCATCACCATGGTTTGGCAAGAAACCAGCAATCAGTGTTGAGGTGAAGTTTTCTTTCATTTGATTTAATCTATCTTGGAAAAGGTTTTGGTCAGCCGCCAGTCTGTAATAATTAATGACAATTTTTAGCGCATGTTCATCTGAAATATTTCTGTTCATGAAGTCTAGTGGTTTGAAGTTTTCAAGGTCTCCACGGCTGAAAATTGTACCAATTCCAGCGGTTGGGTTACCGGGAATAGATTGTCCGCCAGCGAGCATTGTAACGTCTTTGAATTTGTTGAAAACAGATGCACGGTTCTTGTTGGCTTTACGTTGCAATCTTGTTAAGGTTGCAAGGTTTTTCTTGCCAACGTCATATCCATTTTTGAGCTTGGTATTAACTCGTATTGATCGCTTTGAGTATTTCTTGACTTCTTTGACGTACTTATTAAATTCAGAACGTGTCTTGAATGAGCGAATGTTTCGCGTTTCAAAATTGGTTTCAACACCGTATTTCTTTTCCCAATATCGGCGTTTAGCGTTGGCGTTTTTGTTGATGCGTTTTATAAGGTCTTTATCTTTTTGCCTAACGCGTATTTTAGCATTTCTTGCCACGTTACTTCCACCCCGTTTATTTTAACCCGGAAACCGCGTTTTTCGATGCGTTTGTAAAGTTCAAAATCAGCAAGCGTATCATTGCCAAGGTTACTTACCACGCGGTTCAGTTTAGATGCAAACACTTCACGATTTTCTTTTAGTTCTAGCTTGAATTTATTTTGATACAACTTGCTAGAAAAAAAGTACGATACGTCACCGATTGACGTAACGTACTTGCTTTCTTTCAAGTTGTGATACACACCGCCTCTTGTAATTGGCAATGCGTTCACCACCTTATTTAATTATTAGGCCAATGGCCTACCGCGAATTTCTTTCATGCGGTTCACACTTTACTTGTTCAGCTTCTGATAAGCTGGAATGTTGATTTCAAGCGTGAGGAAGTTGTAACCGTGACGGCCTTTCTTTTGAAGAACGTCAAGCGGCAATGGAATGTCATAATGAGGTTGACCAATGACAACGAAAATCTGTTTCAAGGCGTTAAGTACGCCTTTGGAAACAGCGCCGTAAGACTTGCCGTCGGCGTCAATCAAAACAATGCGTGGTTGCATGGTCAGTTCGCTTGTTTGGTCATCGACCATTTCGACGTATTGACCAACCACGTCAACCATGTTCACGGTCTTACCGATCATGTCGGAAAGTGCGCCGGTTGGGTTTGTCAACGCGTTATATACTTGAGCTTTGCTGATAGGGTCAGTCCCGGTAATGGTGTTGAGAATGTCAGCACCAGCGTTTTGCATTTCATCTGCGAGCGCTGGGGCTTTTTCGTTTTCGATGCGGGAAACAGGGGCGTTCATGATTTCTTGGTTTTCTGCTTTTTCAGCCATGGTTGATAATCTCCTTTATTGTGTTAGGCTTGTGCGTCATCGTCAACAATTTCACCATACTTGATGAAGTTCTCAACGCTGATTGCATACTTGTGCGACGTGGAAGTGGCTTTGGTGACAATCACGTTCTTGTACTTGTCACCATAGGTCTTGAACAAAACATACTGTTGACGTTCAGGGGTCAAGTCGCCGTTGACCGTGATTGGGTCAAGTTTGGTTTCCTTGAGTTCACCGTTTTCGTCAGGAACGATTGACGAACCGTAAATGGTGGTGCTGGTGATGGTGCGAGAGAAAGTGTTTCGTGCCATAATGTGATACCTCCAATGGAATTGTATTGTGCCAAGGCGGTTTGGCTAACCCCTTTGACACTCTTAATTATGAGGGTTGCGTCTGAAAAAAGCAAGGAAAAGTTTTGATTTTTTACAGATTTTTTTCTGATGCTCGTGTTTCTTCCTATTAAATAGGCACGGATTTTGGTATGATAGACAAGAAGGGAGGTGAGCGCAAATGAAGCGTGATGAACATGAGGCTATCTTGACAAAGATTTTGGCCGCAAGCGACCCCGCAAAACAAGGCGATATGAGCGAGTTGCTTCAAGGCTTGCGTGAAGATTACGGCGGCGTTCTAAGTCACACCGAGGAAGTGGACAAAGAAAACGCGGCGTTGGCTAAAACCAATGATGATTTAACGCAAAGCAATTCTCGCTTATTCTTGCAACTTGGTCAAGAACATGACCAGCAACAGCAAGATGACGACGACAAGAAACACGCAGAAACAGTGACGTTGAACGACATTCTCAACAAGAAAGGTTAGTGACAAAATATGGCTAAAATTACAGTAGCAGACACCATGAACCAGTTAGCGCCCGGCACGAACGCATGGGATATTATTAACGCATTGCGCAATGCCGACGCAACCATGGCGGCTTACGTGCCGCTTGCAAATGCTGAAAACGTAGCAGAAGTTGGTGCTGGTATTCTTGGCATGGAAGTAACGCAAAACGCGTTTATTGGTGCATTGATTAATCGCATTGCCGCGGTTATTTTGCATCGTGTCAACTTGAAGAACCCGCTCGCGCCGTTCAAAAAAGGCTCAATGCCGACTGGTTATAATATTGAGGAAATTTTTGTTGACATTGCGGCGGAGCATAAATTCAACCCAAGCGTTGCCGAGGAAAAAGTTTTCCAGCGTGAAATGCCCAATGTTAAGGTTCTGTTCCACAAGCTGAACCGCCAAGGCTTTTACAAGCAAACCATTTCGCAAGACCAGTTGCGCAATGCGTTTGTTAGCTGGGACCAAGTAACACAGCTTATCACGAACATTATTAACGCAATGTACAATAGCAATGCCGTTGATGAATTTAAGTATATGAAGTTGTTATTCAGTAACTATTACTCCAAAGGTTTGTTCACGGTTGTTAAAGTAACTGAACCAGTTGGTGAAGCTAGTGCACACACATTGGTTCAGAATATTAAGGCATATTCCAACCGTTTGACGTTCCCAAGTGACCAATACAATGCACTGGGTGTCACCACACAGACTGACAAACAAGATCAACATTTGTTCTTGAACAGTGATATTGATGCAATGGTCGATATTAACATTTTGGCATCTGCATTCAACATGGACAAGGCATCTTTTGCTGGGCATCGGCACATGATTGATGACTTTGGTGGTGCATCAAACGTTGCGGCTATTCTGGTTGACAGTGACTTCTTTATGGTTTATGACCAGATGGAACAGATGACACAAAACTGGAACGGCGAGGGTCTTTATTGGAACTACTTCTATCACGTTTGGCAAGTGATGAGCGCAAGTCGTTTCGCAAATGCTGTTATTTTTGTTTACGATACTGATGCAGTCAAGGTAAACCCAATCACCAGCGTCATTGTAACACCGAACATTGTCAACGTTGGCAAAGGCCGCACGCAAAACTTTAGTGCAATCGTGCATACCACAGATGACACCACCGATAAGTCTGTAACTTGGACTGTGACCAACGGGACTTCATCTGCAACGGCAATCAGTGCAGATGGTGTTTTGGCCGTTGGCACAGATGAAACCGCACAACAGTTGGCTGTCAAGGCTACCACCGTGGCAAAGAACCCAACTAAAAAACCAACTCCCGCAGGTGATGGTGATGCAACGGTTGAGGGCACGGGTTCTGAACAGAACACCGATGGTACGGTTTCCGGTTCTGCATTTGTAACTGTTCAATAGAATTGAGGTGAGTGCGTATGGCGTTAGATCGTTTTGGTTACAACAACGGGCCGGGCGAGGCATTTATCAATGACGATATTGAGCCGACTGGGACTAATGTGCGGTTGTTTTCTGGCATTCCACTTGACGTGTCACAGCAAGACCAAATGTTGTTCTCAAGTGCGAACGCGCGTGAAACGTACTTTGCCAATTGGTCAAATCAGCGTTCAGTTTCTGAATATTCATATCAACGAACAGAACGGCGTTTGCGCTTGGGCATCAATGTTGAGCAAGCCCGCAACTACAATTACATGGCATTTCAAAACAGCGATTATGGTACGCGCTGGTTCTACGCCTTTATTACAGACGTTAATTATAGCAATCGTAACGCTTGCTATGTATCATTCAAGCTTGACGTGTTTCAGACTTGGTTCTTTGATTTAACGTTCAAAGAATCATTTGTGCGACGCCAACACTTGAATCAGTATCGGTCAAGCTCACTTGGCGTTAAAGTCCCTTTCCAGCGCAACGATGATGAGGGCTTAGCTTATGGTGATGATTATGAGATTGTTGGTATGCAACAAATCACCCCCGAAGACCCAAACGTAAAGTGGTTGGTGATTGCATCAACCGTTGACCTTGCGACTAGTGGTGAATCAAGTAGCTCAAGTGCAACCAGTCAAATGGATTTTCCGGGTTCAGCTAATGGCGTTGCCACGCCGTTTTGGTTTTACTTGTTACCGTTTAGAACCGATGACCCAACTCATCGCACTTCAACAACGTATGGTGGTAAGGTGTTGCTCAATCCAGACGTGTTCCTAGAATTTATTGCCACCAGCACAAGTTTTGCAAGCAAGATTGCAAGTATCACCGTGACCGATTGGTGCCCAGTTGGCATGAACGGGACATATCCCGCATACAGCGTTGCGACAAACGCAGATGGCAACATTACAACCTTGGTAACACCAGAATTACCTGACAATTTGTCAAGTTGGCGTGGGCGTAGCATCATTCAAGTTACAAACAATCGTTCTGGTTTTAAGTATGACATTAACCTTGGCAATCCCTACAAGTATTTTAGAAGTTATGGGGCAAGCAAGTTGCTTGAATCGCCGTATGCCTATCTTGAGTTAACAGACTTTAAGGGCCACATGGTGATGATTAAACCTGAATATGTCCATGCCGGAAACTTACAGTTGCGAGTTATCCCGTCACTTTCTTGGCTGAACAAAACCGCGTATGTTATCCGGCATTACAACATTAGTGACACAATTGGTGACATTGAAACCAATGGCACTTATGGAAATACCATTATCAGTTTAGATCATGCGATTTATGACAACGCATCTGGTGACATACCAGTAGCGACTGAACAGGCCGCAACGTACATTCAAGCCAACAAGAATGCACTGGCAACAGCCAAAACTAATATGCGCATGAAAAACACAGCCAACACCGCAATGTCTGGCATCAATGGCGCAATTCAAGGTGCACAAGCTGGCATTGGTGGCGGCCCCCTTGGTATTTTAGCGGGTGCGGCAATTGGTGGTGCAGTGAGTGGCGGTTCAGCGGCTTATCAAGGCCATGTTAATTATCAAGCATTGACCAACACGCAAAATGCCAAACTTGCTGACATTGATAACATGCCTGACAACATTTCTGGCATGGGTAACAACCCGATTTTTGATGCCAATGCAAAACTTGGTGGCGTGTATCTGGTTTGGAAACAGGTAAAGCAAGAATATGCTGAAAAGCTGGTCGATTATTTTCATATGTTCGGTTATAAGTACAACAAACTTGTCAACCTTGGTGATTTCACCACGGCGTTTCACAATCGGCAACGGTTCAATTATGTTCAAACTCAAAACATTCATGTCATTGGTAACGTCAACTCCAATGACTTGCAAGAGATTAAAGACATTTTTGACAAAGGAATCACGCTTTGGCATGAGGGTTACACACCCGGCGATTACGGGTCTGTTAATGCCGAATTGTATCCGAGCGATTAAGGAGTAGATCAATGAGTAAACGTTCAAGCCGTCACAACAGTGCGCGCGGGAAGCCAAACAACCCGCTTAACCCTTATGAGCAAGCAATCCATGAGGGTGATGATTGGTTCTACTATTATTACAACTATCTGGTCGAACTAGCGTTATCTATTTTTGAATGGAAAAATTTGCCTGACACTGTTGACCCGCGTTACTTGGAATTGAGCTTACTTGAGTTTGGGCATGTCTTGTTTTTCAAGGACAAATACCGTGGCCTTGGTTTCATGGTGTCACAAGTTGCTTTGAGTGGACGCATCAATCACTACTTAACGCCGACAACGTTTTACACAAGTGCGCCAACGTATAGTGCGCACGAGTACACGCTTGAAGACAGCGTGCCAATTTTTAACAACTACATGCGCACACCAACTTTTCCAGCTTTGCGACTATATGCACAAGACTTGGCTGAGATTACGCAAATTATCAAGGTCAATCAAAACGCACAAAAAACACCCGTTGCGATTGCCGCCGATGATTACAACAAGTTGACGCTAAAGAACGCTTTTAATCAAGTCGATGGTAACTCGCCAGTTTTGTTGACGGACAAATCATTTGACCCCATGTCAATGAAAGCCTTGAACTTTTCAGCGCCGTATGTTGTTGACAAATTGCAGTATCAAAAGAACATGCGTTGGAATGAGATTATGACGTTTCTTGGCATCAACAATGCCAACATGGACAAAAAGGAACGGGTGCAATCAGCAGAAGCCAACAGCAACAACGAACAGGTCAACATGTCACGTTTCAACATGCAGAAAGCGCGTGAGGAAGCGGCTAATAGTATCAATGAAATGTTTGGTCTTGAGATTGAAGTTGTTCCACGTGAAACTGGTCAAATTCAAATGCCAACAATGTTTGGAGGTGACATGTTTGGCTAGATATACCATGCAATTGCGCCGCTACATTGAGGCACAAAGTCAATACAGTCAAGAACATTTGACCGTTGACCAAAAGATTGACGCCGCGTTGCCACGATTGTTTGATTTTGACTTTCCGATTTTCGATGAAGATTATCGCGCCACGCTTGAACGAAACATTGTGAAACGTTACTATATGCGTGAGATTGGTTTTGAAACCATGGCTTTGTTCAAATTTTACTTGAATCAATGGTTGAATCTAAACATGCCGTATTACAATCAATTGTATAAGAGTATGCGTATTGAGTTTGATCCGATGGAAAACGTCAATTACAAAGACGTGCGCAACAAAGTCAACAGTGGCACAAAGAACACCAAAAGCAATGCCACCAGTGACACAGACCGCGATTACACTAGTGACGTTACTGGTACTTCAAACACTGATACCAAAGAATCAAGCGAAAACAACAGTCGAACAATTGGTGATGACACGCCGCAAGCGCGCCTTGACAACACAACCAAGTACAACAGCAACGTTAACACCACCAACTCAAATGGTGAAGATGATACAACCGAAACGCAAGACACCACCAGCAAGCAAACTGATAGCACTAAAACCAATTTTACCCAAGACACCACCAATGACCAAGAACACCGTGACAATGAAGACTACACATTTAGTCGTCAAGGTAAAATGAGTAGCGTGACCTATTCAGAACTGTTGATGAAATATCGCGAAACATTCATCAACGTTGACAAACAGATCATTGACGCAATGAACGTACTGTTCATGGGTATCTGGTGATGAAATTTTACATGAAACGTTTTGCTGAAAATGTTGGCTTGTGGGAATATCTTACGATTGATGAATCAAGCGGTATGTTGGTTGAATTGCCTGATTGCCGCGAAACAGCATTCAGTGAATCTGAATGCAAGAAACTAGACCCTTATGGAGATTATGAAACGGAGGAAGCATAATGGCTGTTGAACCGAACAGTAACTACCCGCAAGATTTTAGCAACCTTGACCCTATCGCAAAGTTAAACTTTGTGTGGGGACACCGTTACTACCACTACTTGCCCAGTGCTTATGACGAATCAATGGATTGGTACGAGCAAATCACCCAATTTATTGAATATTTGAACCAAACAAAACGCTTGACAGATGACCTTGTAGATCAATGGGAGCAAATCAAAGCATGGATTATCAACGACGGACTGACTGAATCTGTTGAAGCAAAACTTGATGAGTGGCTAAAATCTGGCGTCATTGCACAGGTTTTTGGTCAAACAATCACCAAGCAAATTTATGACGCAATTAATGCCGTTGCAAGCGGTTCTCCGGCAGGCGTTTATGCAAACAGTGACGCATTAAAGTCGGCTTATCCCAACGGCGACACTCGCATTTATATCACGACAGATGATGGCAACTGGAACTATTGGTCTGACGGAGCATGGCATAAAGGTGGCCTTTATCAAGCGCCTAAACTAGACAAAGATAGCGTAACGGGTGAAAACGTCAAAGATAATTCTTTATCAAGTGCTGATATTGGCTCACTTAATTATGATCGTGTCTATCCCACTGTTGCCAATAACATGCTTGCTGAAATGTGGTACCCCGATGTTGCAAACGGCTTTTTAACTAAAGGCGGCAATAACGTTGTTTTCACCAAGTCCAAAGAGGGCGACAACGGGCTATTAATTCCCGTTGATACAAGCAATTTACCTTATCCAACTGGCGTGCGTCCATGGAAAGTTTCCGTTAAATTTGCATTATCTAATGAAAGCTTTACCGGCGCAACCGAGCTTTACATTGCAGATGATAGCAAAAACGTTAAGTTTCCAATGCTTGGTTCCAGCACAGACAAAAGCGGTACAATCAGCGGTATCATTACACCTGACGTTGTTGGCACTTGGAACTTGTCTAATCACTTTTATGTTTTAGTCGCTGTTCATGGCGGTACTGGTAACTTAAACGTGACTGAAACCACATTTAATATCAGCGATGATACAAGCGTGTTGGAACGGCTTGACACCGTTCCGGCTTTATCAGCAATAACTGGAAGTGGCAGTGCAATTATGCCACAATATGCAACCGACAATTACTTGGCACTTCAACAAGCAACAATGTATGGTGACGGTAACGATAAGGTTACGCTTGAACCTGATAAATACGGGTTTTCCTTGCAAAAGAACGGGACAGGCACGTTTTCCGGTGTGCGTGTACCGATCATATGGCACGAAGCAATCACACCAACAAACCCCGTCATTGTGAATTTTGATTTCAACGTCACGGGCGCAACTGGCTTCGATTCTGTACAGTTATGGCTTTCAGATGAACACGACGCGCTAAAGCCGGTTAAAATTGCGCAATCAACAGCAACCAGCGGGCACGTGAAATACCTTATTGAAAAAGCATTGGCAGATGCATGGGACCTAAACAACGAGAAATACTGGAAAGTATGTGTGATGCTGTTTGCAAAAACTGGCACAATCGAAGTAACAAATTTAATTGCCAATTATAGTGGGAATACAATGACACCAGTAGAAAAACAAAAGCAAGAAACACTGGTTTTAAACTCGCACAATGCAAACGTTATTGGTAATGCTAATGTATTAAACAGTTACTTGGACTATGGTACAACGCAATTAAGAGTTGTTGATCGCCCTAATGATGCTTTAAATGTTATTAGTCCTTATCACTTCATTTTGCAAAAACGAGCAGGCGGGAATGACCAAGGCGTTATGACGCAAGTTGTTCACCCAAATGACATTACGATTGACAACACTGATAATGCCCGTGTCAAATATAAAGTAACAAATGCAAGCAACTTTAGCAAAATTGAACTTTATCTCTGGGGTGACGGCAAACAAACTCACAATTTTCCCGTTGCTACAAGTACGGCGGTAGAGGGAGAATTAACGAAACAAATTGCCATGGACTTAGTCAATGCATGGAACTTAAATGCAGGACATTATTGGCTTGAATTACGCGTTACGGCTGACTCTGCTGATGTTGAAGTGACAAACTGGGTTGTCAATGGTGGTATGACTGATGACCAAGCAACCGACCTTGCGCAAAAAACAATTAAGTCTGACCACATTTTATCCGGTTCTCAAAGTGGCTTGTCCCCTTACTGGGCTAATAAGCCAAATGTATGGGGCGAAGCTCAATTAAGTAATTCTGTTATAGTAGACAGCGATATAAACAATAATTTTATTAACTTCAAAGCACTTCCAACCGATTCAACTATTTCTCCAGATAAAGGCATCACAGTCTGGTTATCAAACCGCGTTCTAAAAGATTTCCCCGATTTCTTTTATTTGAACGTAACTGCTAGAATATCATCAGGAAGAATAGATGCTAATTTTGTTGATAATAATGGCACCTATAAAGGATCGTTTGAGTTCACAGTTGCTAATCAATCATTCTGGCGAGAAACCAGCATTTTGATTGACACTAAACAAATTATTGCGGCAATTGGTAGTGACTCACCGCGAGTAGGCATTTCGTTTATCTTTCATACCCGCGATATGGTGCAAGGCGGTTTAAAAGATTTCTCAATCACGCAACAACCAGTTTATCGCACTGCGGTTGGCAGTATTGCTAACAGCATTCAAGCCGGAAATGGTGGAGGCCGTACTTATCTTGGTAAACTTGATCCTTCAGCCAATGTTAGCTCAACGCATACTGGCTTGACGTATGTAGGCTTCGATGCCCAACTACCAGCGCGTCAAAAAGTTGCTATGATTAAATGCTACTTGACTTCTGCTCAAAAAATCAATTTAGTTTCTGCGTCAATTGACCAGAATACACTCATGGTCAATAAGAAAGTTTTATACACCTTTGATGGCAAAGTTGGTTGGAGTTCAATTGACTTACGCTATGAGAATTGCATTCTTGAAGCAAACGAACATTTGTTCATTGAAGTAAACGGCAATCTAACACAATACGATGCGCTTGATAGCGATACAGCTGATTATGTGGTTGTTGATAACACGCACGCAATTAATCAAGGCAACTACTCTGGAAACGGTGTCTACAATGATGGAAAAATCTATCCATTTTATGCTGAGTTGGTGGAATTGCCAGCTTCAAACGCTGATGATATCACAGATATAAAGACCAAAATTACTACAATTCAAAGCAACTACAACCCGATTATCAAGCGCGATGATGGCGCGCTTCAACGCCTGAAACTTGACAATAATAACCTTGTCTACTGGGAAAAAGTTATCCCAGATAAAATTGCAATCTTTGGCAATTCGCTCACCCTTGCAAGTGGCAACATTGGCATGGCGGCGAGTGACCAATACCATGATTGGTATTATCTGTTCACGTCACGCGCCAAATCATACAACCCTGACATGGTTCCGAGCGATAGACTTGGACTGGGCGATTGGGAGCAAGCAACTGATACCGCTTCACGTCAAACAGTTTTCGATACCAAGGTAAAACCAAACATTTCAGCAGATACCGGTATGGTGATTTACCAATTAATTGACAATATCAACTCTGACGAGCGCTTGGCAACATTTGAGCATGATGCGGAGCAACTCATTGCCAACACAAAGACAGTTGCGCCAAAAGCGATGATTTTGTGGATCGCCGGTTGGTTCGTCGATGATAACAAAATGGCACTAATCAAGCAGGCTTGTGAGAACCAAGGCGCAACGCTGGTTGATATTACGGCCTACAAAGATAACCCCGCTAACAAATCAGAACTCGGTGCAACACGCACGGGCACTGGCGGCGATGTATGGCAGATCACGAACCCCGGCGAAGCAATTCACCCCGGCGACACTGGAATGCAATTAATTGCCAACAAGATATTTGAGACGTTAGGTCTTTAGGGGAGGAAATGGAGAATATGACACCTATGCACTTTATTGAATGGTTTCAAACGCTACTTGCCGACACTGACACCAAGTTTGTCTTTGGCATTGCTGTTTACGCAATATTGACACTTTTTGATTTTGTCCTTGGCTTTACCATTGCGGCAATCAACAAGCAATTCAAATCACGCACACTTGAGATTGGCATTGTCAAGAAAGTCTCACTTATCCTATTCCTGATTTTTTGCTTTCCGGTTTCTACTATCTTGGGAACGCCGGGAATCACGGGACTTTGGGTTGCCATTGTTGGTATGATCGTTGCAGAACTTTACAGCGTCATTGAGAACTTGCGTAAAATTGACCCAGATGATGGTGAGCTTAAAATTCTCACTGACTGGATTGAAAATTATTTCAAGAAATGATTGAACATGATGAGTGCGTTACGACGCGGGCACGGGTGGGCATACAATAGGAAAGGAAATTGCACATGGCTTGGAATACTGATTACTACTGGCCGTTTGAGGGCAAAATCAACGTACCAATTCCGGGTGACTTGTTTGGTGCTGATCGTGGCAATGGTCGGAAACATGCTGGGCATGACTTAATTGGTGACAAGCCCGGAACAGGGCAAACGTTTTACGCCGTTCACGGTGGCACGGTTGTACTTGCTACTGACAATCTAGCTGGTTGGTCTGACCAAGTTGGCTCAATGATAATTATTGAAGATGACGGTATGCAGTGGGAATACCAAGAATTTATGAGCGGTTCAATAAAGGTCAAAAAAGGTGACACTGTAAAAGGCGGCCAAGCAATCGGTCAAATGGGACGGTCTGGTACAGCCGGAACTGGTGAACACTTGCATTTGTCCATGGCAAAGGACTTCTTTTCTCAAAGTCCTTGGTCGCTTGATGGGTGGTATGACGTGGGCTTATATCTTGGCATTCCAAACAAAGTTGGCATTTACAACCGCCCGTCAACCACTGGCAAAGTTGACAACAGCCTTGCTGGTCCACAGTCTTCAAGCTCAACTTCAAAAACTTCAACGATCATGATTAACATTTACAACGAGAGGAAGCGCGATGATGACGGTTGGTAAACTGACAGACAAGCAACTCGCAACCGCAAAAACGGTTTGGAATGTATTCAAGTCTCACGGCTTTACTTATGCCGCTACTTGCGGCGTCATTGGTAACTTGCTTTCTGAATCTGGCATGACTGTTGACAGCGTTGAAATTGGTGGCGGCGGCGGTTACGGCATGGCACAATGGACACCAAAGTCAACACTATATAGTGAGGGCGCAAAACTTGGCATGACTGATGCTGAATGCGAAACGGCAAAAGGTCAAGCCGAGATTTTGGCGCAGTGCGACGTGACCGGTTCTTGGTCTGTTCCGGCTGGCATCAATTATGTTCCGGGTTGTACCAGCAGTTTGACCATTGCAAGTTTCAAAAAATTCACTGACACAGAGCAAGCCACCATTGACTGGGAAGTCCACCTTGAACGCGGTTATATCCCAACCTTGCACATGGACGAACGCAAAACAAATGCCAACTGGGCGTTTAAGCAATTAAAATATTATGCTGGCCCAGATGGTAGCAGTGGCTCAAGTGAATCAAAAAAAACAAGCCTAACATTCATGGGGATTCACATATACAGATAGGAGTAGATCAACATGGTTTTACAAATTATTGACTTGGCATCATATCAAGCTGGCATCAACGTTGCAAAAACTGGTGCGGCTGGCGCAATCGTTAAGCTGACCGAGGGCACAACATATCTCGATCCAGCATCAACTAATCAAGTTAACCAAACAAAAGCCGCTGGCATGTTGCTTGGCCTTTACCACTTTTTAAGCGCTGGTAACGCAACCGCTCAAGCTCAATACTTCTTATCCAAAGTTGGCAACAATCTTGGTACGGCAGTTTTGGCGCTTGACTTTGAAAGTTACAAAGAAAATGGTGTCATCAAACACGCAAGCGTTTCAGATGCTGAATCATTCTTAAATTATGTTCATTCCAAAACTGGTGTTTGGCCTTTGTTCTATTGCGGACTAAGTGAAGAAAACAATTACAATCTTTCCAACATTGCTAAAAATTGCGGACTTTGGATTGCACAATACAACACAATGAACAAGCTAAACGGGTTCTCAAACCCTAGTTTGTATGGTACAGTCAAACACTGGAAGACTGTTGCATTGCATCAATACAGTAGCAACGTTAAAACCGCTGGCTTTTCTAGCGGCATTGACGCATCTGTATTTTATGGCGACAAGACAGCTTGGGCAAAATATGCAAAGGCATCTTCAAAACCAACAGTTGCAACAACCCCCGTTGCCAAACCAACCGCTTCTGCAACACAATCATTAGAAAACCTTGCCAACCAAGTCATTGCTGGCAAACTTGGCAATGGCAACACCCGCAAGCAAAAACTTGGCAAGCTATACGCCGGTGTGCAAAAAGTTGTGGATAACAAGCTGAAAGCCACCACTCAAGCAAGCACAGTCGCCGTCCTCAAATCAGAAACGCTCAAGGGCAACTTTGGCAATGGCGATACTCGCAAGAAAATCCTTGGCGGCTATTATGAACTTGTACAAGCCGCCATCAATGGCGAAACTAAAACAGTTAGATCATATAGTGTAAAATATGGCGACACCTTGTCTGGAATCGGCGCAAAACTAGGTGTTTCGTGGCAATCAATCGCCGCTATCAATGGCATCAAATCTCCTTACACCATTTATCCCGGACAATCACTGAAATATTAGGTGGTAAACTATGGCAAAAATTCCAAACAACTTATATTACAGTCCACAACAACTTTTCACTTATAATCGTTTCCTAAACTTCTTGCTTGGTGGGCGTGGTATTGGTAAAAGTTTCAGCATGAAACAATATGTTATTAACCGCTTCATAAAACGGGGCGAACAATTTGTTTACTTGCGCCGGTACAAAACAGAATTGAAACACGTTGACCGCTTTTTTCAAGACTTGCTATCTGAGGGTAAATTTACTGACCATTCACTTGAAGTAAAAAACCGTGAGTTTTTCGTTGACAGTAAACGCGCTGGTTATGCGTTACCACTTTCAACGTGGTTACAAAACAAGTCTGACAGTTACCCAAGCGTCACCACGATAATATTCGATGAATTTCTGATTGAAAAAGGTAACTTGCACTACCTCCAAAATGAAGTGGATTCTTTCTTAAACATGGTGGACACGATTGTGCGTAACCGTGACAACGTTCGGGTTGTCCTTATGGCAAACGCCACAACCGTTACTAATCCTTACTTTATCTACTTTGGCTTGCAACCTGATATAACAAAGCGGTTCAACGTTTACGATAGCATCGTGATTGAGCTTCCACCAAGCAAAGAATTTGCTCACGTTCGGGAACAAACGGCATTCGGTAAGCTAATACGAAACACTGAATATGGTTCATTTTCGCTTGACAACAAATTCAAGAATGACAGTGACGTTTTCATTGAAACGCGTAGTAAGAACAGCATGTTCTTGTTCGGGTGCATGTTTGAAGGTCAGCAACTTGGCGTGTGGATAGATTACACCAAAGGACGCATGTATGTTTCTTATGATATTGACCCATCTGGCACATGGTACGCAATGACCACAGATGACCATACACCAAATCTTTTACTGATGCGTAACTGGCGAAAAAACTCACTGTTGAGCAGACTAGCACAAGCATTCACAAATGGTTACTTGCGGTTTGATAATCAGAATATCAAGAACTTGTGTTACACTATGTTCCGGCACATGAACATTAGCTAAAAGGGTAAAACACCAATCACTGATTATGGTACTATCCAATTATTTTTACCCCCGCCTTTGTTTCACAGATAAAATTCAAACCATTACAATTGCATCTGGAAAATTCAAAACACTTTCCAGATGCAATTTTATATATAAAACTTCAAACGCATGTTCGCTTACTTTGTGTCAGTGAAAAAATGGTGCTTACTAAAAGTAAGTTCTTACATTTAGTAAGTGATATTAAAATTTTTAACATACTAACATTTAGTAAGTAGTTACTTTTAGTAAGTTATATTAAAAATTTTAAGTTGCCAAAATACTTACATTATATAAGTAAACAAGTGAATGCCGTGTGACGCATTATAAGAACATATAAGCAACGCTAAAAAAATGCATAGGATTGCACACAACAACGTTAAAACGTTGCATAAACGGATTATATTGCATTATACAGCATTAACATTCACTATTACACACAAAAAAAGCCGGGAACGTTTTACCGTTCCCGGCTTGATTTATTCATAAAAAAATATATCTCACTAGCCGCCGCTTGTAACCACGCCGCCGCCGTTGTGCTTGCAACGGGTAAACCGCCGCGCCCGTTGCAATCACGATACAACCGCCCGGCGTGATACCATACAAGCGGGCGCTTGTATCGCTTGATCGCATTACCACGTATAATATAACCGTTGTCGCGTAACCACGCCGCCGCCGTTTCCTCATTTTTTACCGTGCTGTAATCCAAGCGCGGGCGCGTGTATTCAGCCGGCGGCGGTTGTGTATCACTTGATACCGGATTAACTTTTTTTGGTGGATCACACCGCCCCGGCGCTTGCTTGCGTTTGGTCAAAAAAAGCCGCACAAGCGCGGCCCCGTTTACCCGGCTCACAATGCCGCCCGGCTTTCTTGTAATGCTTCCAATTGACGCGAAATATAAGCGCGTGTTAGTTCCCTAATGTAAAGCCCACGGCCTAAGCCGTCAAGGCTTGACCACGGGTATACCCGCCGTGTATCGGATATCACGCCCAAAACTTCAGTGTGTGACAAAGTAACGCTTAAACTTAAACCGAAAAAGATAGCAATTTCCGGCGTGACGGTTACGCCATTCCATTCGCTAAAATTAACATAGATACCAACGTCATTTAAATAACTATCAAACTGCAAAGGTGTAACGTTTTCTAATTTCATAGTTTTTTCCTCCTATAAATAAAACGCTTCTAAGTCATCTACTACACTTGAAATACAATCACCCAAGACATTAAACCCGGTTAGATAGATACAAAAGCCGCGCGATAGGTAGGCGCCTTTAAACTTGCAATAATATGCCGCGGTACTACGCAAACGCAACTTGTAACACGTGTTCCCGTTTCTATCACGGTCTAACCATTCAATGATAGCCACGACATTTCCCAAATCGTCAACAATAACACCCGTGTCACCTAAAGTACTAGTTTTCAAGTTTTTCATTATTTTACACGCCCTTCCAAAAGTGCCTCATTGTAGCAATAACTAGCGTTAGTGTAGCAATAACGCCCAGTTTTTAAGTTGATCGCTTCCAATTGCAGAAGCATGTTACCAAGTACCCGCTCATCATGAGCACATACACGCATAACACGGCGTTTTATATCCGTTAAGTTTTCACCTTCTGCTAGCCAAGAATATTTATTTTTGGTAAGTGAATCCAACATTTCAGCGCGTACCATGAAAGTGTTTTCGTTACTTACATAATGTAAGCCACCGCGCAGCGCTTCCACATCTTCTAGATCATTATAAAACCTTGACATAATTTAACCACCTTTCAAGTTTGCAACGTTTCAATATATTAAGTTTTCAAAGAACGCTGTTAAGGATACGCCCACCCTTAACTTATAATTCATTATACCATGACACGAAAAATTGTACAACCATTACATGCAATTTATTTATTTTTATTTCATCGCGACCGCCCCGGTTTGTTTCACCAAAATTGAAAAAAGTCAAGTCATTTTGCCGTGTCATGGGGAAATGTAATCATCGTGTAACAAAAAATACTTT